AAGGATGGTCCCGTGACCACCATACAGGCCCCCGACATCGCCACGTTGCGAATCGCCACCATCCGCCTGATCGCGGACCTCGTCGAGTTGCGACCCGCTCCCGACGAGATCTCAATGTCCGCGCACCTGTTCAGCCTTGGACCCTGCTACCGGCTCGACATCCGATTCACCAACTTTGACGACCTGCTCGTCTGGGCCGGGGCCGAACGCGAAGCCGGGCACCACTTCACCGACATCAAAAGCCACCTCACCGGCGACCGGCTCGTCCGGAGCTATTCGAGCCAGATCGTCTACCTTGAGCCCCGGTGGCACGGCTGGCACCAGGTCTACCTGCGCTGCACCGAAGCCGTCCAGTGCGGATGTGGCGAATGAGCCGCGGCCCCGAGGGTTCTGTCACCTCCGAAGACGGCGCCCGGTTCTACACTATCGACAACGACCAGTACTGGTCCGTCACCACCGCCCTCAACATTATGGCTAAGGAAGGACTGACCTGGTGGGCCGCCGGCCTCGCCGCCGAAGCCGCCTTCACCGAACTACCCCGCCTCACCGTCGCATCCATCACCAAACCCTGCGGCAACACCTTCAGCAAATGCCGCCAAGGCAAAGGCGACAACGGCCACGACTGGCGCCTGCACTGCCCCACCTGCCCCTGCCGCAAATGCCGACCCTGCGTCCAGGAATGGATGCGCCGCCTCCACACCGAGAAACGCGACGAGCGGGCCGACGAAGGCGTCCGCACCCACGACTGGATCGAACACTGGGTCCTCAACGACGGCCAGCAGCTGGGCATCACCGAAGACATCGCCCCCTACATCCGGGCCTTCCTGGCGTTCGTCAAAGCCTACGGGCTCACCCCCGACTCGTGGCTGTTCACCGAAGCGACCGTCATCAACAGGGCCATCCGCAGCGCCGGCACCACCGACGGGGGACTCCGATTCTGGGCCACCGCAACCGAATTGGCGGCGCTGCTGGTCGCCCGGGTGCTGCAGCTGCCGGTGTCCCGGGTGGTCGCGGACAACATGCACGCCGATGTGATCTTCGATACGAAAACCAAGGCCCCGCTGGCCGAGGGCAAGTCGGTGAAGGTCTACCCGACCGTCGCGTTGCAGATGGCCGCCTACCGCTGGTCCCCCATCATCCGGTTGAAGACCACCGGGGAGGAGCGGGCCATGCCGGACCTGCACGGGGCGTTGGCGCTGCTGCTCTATCCGGACATGGCCGCGCCACGCCTGTGCGTCTCGGACGAGACGACCTACGACGCCTTCGTCCATGCCCTGAACCTCTACCGGTGGAACGTGGAATACGGATCCGCCTCGACGGCGGAGAAGTCGTTCCCGATCCCTGCCGAACCGGCGTCGGCCCCGGCCGAACCTGGCCCCCCGATTTCGGGCGATGAGGCGCTCGTCAAGCCGATGGGACGGGCTCGCAAGGCCACCGGTGCTACGCCGGCGAAAAAGGCGCCCGGGCGACGAAGGCCGCCGGCAATGCCACCCTCGCGTCCATGACCGCCAAATCCGCCCCCCATCCGAACTCGCCCATGGGCGACCACATCCCGTTCTAGGAGAACCCCATGGGAAACAGGATCATGTTCCGGCAAGACGATGGGATCCTTGCCGCCCAGCGGCGCCTGCGCCGGCTCGGCCGGATCCGCACCGGCTGGTCCGAGCCCTACCAGAAGGACGGCCGGGAACTGCGCCGCCCGGTCCGGTCCAAGACGATCGTCCTCAGCTCCGCCCAGCGGGTCTGCCTCGACGCCGCCGCCGACCAGTGGGGCGGCACCGTCGAACGGTGGCAGCCCCAGGGCAACAACCCCGAGGTGTGGCGGCTGGTCACCGAACGGGACGGCATCGAGGCGATCCTCCCGCCCGGCGACCCGCTGAACCAGTCGATGGAGATGTGGTCCGGCGGCGGTTGCACCCGCCGCTGTGACGGTGTCACCGACTCGATCTCCGGGCAGCCGTGCCTCTGTGCGGCCCAGTTCGGCGCGGACTTTCACCTTCAGAAACCGGTCCGCGGGGTGCCGCAGGTGTGCAAGCCCACGTCCCGGCTCGAAGTGTTCCTCGACCTGGCCGACTTCGGACTGTGGGGGGTGGAAACCCACTCCTACTATGCGATGTTGGAGATGGCCGGCACCGTCGACCTGATCAAGGCGAAGGTCGGGCCGGAGGCGATCATCCCGATCCGGTTGCGGATCGACCCGCGGAGCCGGCTCGTCGACGGGAAGTCAACCCCCTACCCGGTGATCGTGGTGGAGTTGCAGGGCCGCGGGGTGGTGGCGCAGATCCTGTCCGGTGCGGTGGACGGCCTGGCGATCGAACCGGCGGCGCCGGCCCGGGCGGCCATCACGGCCACCGCCGAACCCGCCCCGGCCCCGACACCGCCGGCGCAGCAGCGTGACAGCGGTGTCGTGTTCGCGGTGGCCCAGCCGCCGGAGGAGACCAGCCCCCGGCCGGCGACCGATGAGGAGATGGTCAACCTTCGGATCCTCATCTACAGCACCAAGGACGAGCCGGACGCACGGGCCCTGTTCTCCGCGATCGGTGAGATCGAGAACCTGTCGAAGGACCAGCGGGCTGCCCTCGTCCAGGACTTCTGGGTTCAGAAACGGCGCCTCACCAACCGGGCCACCGACGAGGACGAGGCCACCGCCGCCCGGGTTCTTTGGCCATCCTCGTCCGACCCATCGCCCTACGAGACCGGCCCCGTCGACCCGCCGGAGGACCCGCCGCTCAGCACGATGGACGAGGAGCAGGAACGGGCCGGCATCTGGATGCAGATCATGGGGATCGCCGGGGCCCGCGGCTGGGACGCCACCCAGACCGCCGCCGAGATGGTCACCGTCACCGACCGCACCCCGCTCGAGGCGGACAGTCGGGACATGAACAGGTTCCTCAACCACCTGAAAGGACCCGGCCGGTGAGGTGGCTCATCGGCAAGCCGTTCGCCACCTGGGACCTGGAAACCACCGGCGTCAACGTCGAAACCGACCAGATCGTCACCGGCAGCATCACCGTACTATCCCCCGGCGAACCAACGTGGCTGCTCGACACCGGCTCCTGGCTCGCCGCGGTCAAACACATCCCGGCCGAAGCGAGCGCGGTGCACGGCATCACCACCGACTTCGCCCAGGCCAACGGCGAGCCACCGTTCGACGTGATCCGATCCATCCGGGAAGCCCTCGGCGATCTACTCTCCGGCCACATGGCCATCGCCGGAATGAACCTCGCCTTCGACTTCACCATCCTCGACCGCGAATGCCGCCGCTGGGGCCTGCCACCCCTCACCGACCTGAACCGGGTCATCGACGTCTACGTCATCGACAAATGGCTCGACCCCTACCGCCCCGGCGGCCGCAAGCTCACCGACATGGTCCAGTTCTACGGAGTCCGCCACGACGGCGCCCACGACTCCACATCGGACGCCATCGCCGCCGCCCGCATCGCCTACCGGATGGCGCTCGTGACCAGGACGGAGCATTATCAGCTAAAGGAGTTTTACAAGACCGTCGGCCGGCGCCGCCCGGAAGAGATCGCCGACCGGTGGACGGAACTGGCCACCATGGACCCGACCATCCTGCACCAGGCCCAGATCGGCTGGCGGCAGGAACAGCAGGGCTCCCTGGCCGAATATCTGCGGGCCAAGGGAAACCCCGATCCGGACTGCGACCCGCACTGGCCGATCAAACCCCTCCCCCGGGGAAAGGAGACAGACGATGGCTCGTGACTACGCCGCCGAGATCCGGGCCCTGATCGACGCGGAAACCGCTCACGGGGCCTACAACGCCCGGGAGGTCGCGGCCCGGATCGTGGTGAAGCTCGAGGCCACCGACCCGGACCTGTTGGCGGCGTGGCTGGGCGCGCAGGCAATTTCGGTGATGTATGCCGCCATCAACCAGCGGGACCGGTCCATCCGCAGCCACGTCCGGCGCAGCGCCGCCGCGGCCGCGTTCGAACGGGACGCGGCGGCCGGCCCGGAGGCGATGGGCCGCTGGTTGAGCGTCCCCTATTCGGTGGACAACGGGGTCCGTAAGCAGCTGGGCGACATGACCGCGGTCGACCTAGCGGCGGCGGCCCGCTCCTACGGGGTGCGGGCAGTGGAGAACCGGATGGTTGAGGCTTTCCTTGTCGCGTTGGCGCGGCAGGTGGGGTCGGGGACGGTCCGGGATCGTTATACCGATGAGCAGCTGGGATCGATGTGGCTGTCGATCACCGGTGGTACCGCCCAGCCGTGACTACCCTTCCCGTCCCAACCCTGCCCGACCCGACTACCCCTCCCGTGCCCGCCCGACCCGATTCCGACTACCCCCACCATGCCGACCCGAGCCACCCTGACCTCCCCGCCCAGCCCGTACCAAGCCCGACTGTGCACACCGCACCTCACCTGCTCCGACGACCCGCACCCCCCCACGCCTACCCTCTCTTCCGAAGACCCGCTCCGTGCCACCCCCATCCTGTTCGACGACCCACCTCGTGCCACGCCGTACCACATCTGCCCACCCCCGACTACTCAACCCGCCCCGACCCGTGACCGACGACTCAAGCCGCGCCGACCCTCTCCGACCCGACCGACGACTCAAGCCGAGCCTCGCCAGCCCCACCCGGCCCACACCGACAACCCATGCCGACCCGGCCCAAGCCGACAAGCCGATCCGACCCGCCCCCACCCGACTACCCAACCCGCACCCCCTCCGACAACCCAACCCATCCCGAACCTCGCCCGAGCCAACCCCGCCCCGACGACCCGAGCCCACCCAAGTCCACGCCGACCATCCGGCCCTGTCCAGTTCTCGCCCTCCCCGACGAGCCATGCCAGCCCAAACCGCACCCAACCCGACGACCCAAGCCAGCCCGCACCGCATCTCCCCGACCACCCCGCCCTGTCCAGCCCGTTCCACCTCCGACGAGTCACCCCGTGCCAACCCGCCCCGGACCCGGTCGACAATCCGTCCTTCCCCGCACCACACCGACGACCCAAGCCAACTCCAACCCCGGCCCGACGTTCCAACCCCCGCCGTGCCGCACCAACCCGCCGACCCGACCCTTCCCTTGCCCCCCGACCACCCCGCCCGCCCCACAACGACCCGCAACCGACAACCCATCCCACGCCGCTCCTCCTCGGCCCCGACTAGTCGACCCACACCACCCCTCATCCGACAAGCCACCCCGACCCGCACCCACCCCGTCCTTCCCGACAGCCCACACCGAACCGTGCCCATCCGACTACCCATGCCCCGTCTGCCCGGCCCACCCCTTCCCTCACCGACAAGCCACACCTACCCCGACCAGCCCTCACCGACGATCCACCCCCGACCCACCCGCC